ATGAAATAATGGCTAAGAAAAAATCAGGAAGAATGTCAAAACTTAAACGCTACGGTAAAACAGGTTTGGCTGCTGCAACAGTTCCACTTGAAGCAATGGGTATAGATTTTATGAGTGATCTGGGTATGCTTGCCGGAGAACTTGTAAAGGCTGGTGTTCCTTTGTTTGAAGAAGGCGGTATGATTAAAAAAGGACCATATAAACCAAAACGTGGTGGTAAACCTTTGACAGAAAAAGAACGCCAAGCTTTAATGAAAAAAGGTCCATATAAACCTAAAAGTTCTAAATCTTTAACTCAAAAAGAACTTATTGATAAAGGTATGATTAAACTTCTTAAAGAAGGTGGCAAAGTAAAATTAAAATCACCACGTGGATGTGGCATGGCTTTACGTGGTTACGGAAAAGCTATGAAAAAGGGAAAGAAATAAAATGGCAAGTATTATGGACATACTTTTAAAAGGTGGTAAAGCTGCGGGTAAAGGTTTAGTTACATTGCGTTTGCCTAACGGCACAACCAAAACTTTTACAGATCCAGTAAAAGCAGCAGCGGCACTTCGTGAAGGAGCAAAGCCTGTAAGCCAAGCACCTATTAGAGTTGCACCGACACCTAAACAATCTGCAGAAGATATGGTTGGTGGTATTAGCCGTATTCTATCTCGTGGAACAACTCCAATTTCTAAAGTTGCTCGTGATGTATCTAAACGAAGGCAAGCATCACGGCGTGTTCCACAATCACGTGCAGTTGTTCCTGCAAAAACAACTACTCCTACTTCTGGTGGACGTAATAAAGCAAGGACTGGAACTGCGGTTGCTGCTGCACCTAAAACAACATCAGTTGCAAAACAAGCAGAGCCAATTGTTATTTCTCAGGCTAAACCTAAAAAGGGAATGGTAAATATTACTCCTAAAGCTGTTGCTACACGCCCGGCAGCAGGACGTAACGCAGCAAGAACAGGTTCAACAAAAGCAGCGCAGACTGCAGCACGTTCTAAAAAATTAGATAATCTTAAAAAAATGATTGCTGCTGCTGGTATTGGAACAGCAGGTATGTTAGGAGCATCTAAGCTTGGTGACGGTACTCAGGCAAAAGCTGGGCCTTCAACTACTAAACCAAAAGCTAAAGTTACACCACCTATGCCAAAACCAAAAGATAAGGATAGAAAAACTCCACGGAAAGCAGAAGCACCGAAGGCACCTAAAAAGACCACAAACTTTACTGCAGGTAAAAATACTGGCTTTGGTCCTAAAGGTAATATCTTCCCCGGAAATGCTGAAGAACGTAAGGCGTTGATGGTAATGTATGGTGGTACTGGTTCTAAGGCTGGTAAAGCAGCTATTGCAGGAACACAGGGTAATATTGCTAAAGGACGTTCTTTGCTTGAAGCTGCAAAGAAAAAGCGTTTGAGTAAAAAAACTACAAACAAAAAATCTGGTGGAAAAATGGTTCCATCTAAATATAAAGGATTTTCTAAACTGCCTGAAAAGGTTCAAAAGAAAATGAATCCTAAAAAAGCTGCCAAATATAAAAAAGGTGGTAAGGTTGATAGTGGATGTGCAAGACAGGTTAAAGGTTTTGGAGCCGCACGAAGACCACCTAAAAAATAAGGAACTTTACAATGCCACTAGCAAAAGGACGTTCTGCTAAAACAATTAGCAAGAACATACGAAAGCTGAAGAAAGAAGGTAAGCCGCAACGTCAGGCAGTAGCTATCGCTCTTTCTTCTGCTGGTAAATCCAGAAAAAATCCTATGGCTAAAACTTTAAAAGAAAAACAGTTTGGTCCTAAGATTGTTAAACCAAAGAAAGGTAAGGGTTCGTATACTCGCAAGGGTCGAACCCTTTCTTCTGGTGGTACTGTAAAAAAGTCAACTGTAAATAAAGCAGGTAATTATACTAAACCTACAATGCGTAAGCGTTTATTTGAACGTATTAAGGCTGGTGGTAAAGGTGGTGCTCCGGGTCAGTGGTCTGCTCGTAAAGCACAGATGTTAGCACAAGCTTATAAAAAAGCTGGTGGGGGATACAAAGATTAATGGAAAAACAAATTGTTGGCGGTTTAATGGCATTGCTAATGGCATTGGCTGCATGGAATATGAAAACTGTAAATGAACTTCAACTTGAAATGAGAGAAGTTATGATAGGACATGCCACCGCAAAAGACATAGAAGAACTACGTCAAGATGTTTTACGCTTGCAATGGGTTTTACATGACAAGGCTGTAGATAAATGAGATGGAACACGTGTTCCTACTTCTAGTTTATTTAGGTACAGGAGATTTCAGAAGACCAGCTAGTCAAGATATGTATTTCTGGAATATAGACAGATGTAATTATTTTGCTAAACAAATAACACAAAGGTATGGTAATTATCAATATAAAGATTTTGTAGATCCAAAAGATAGAGTAACAGCTTATTGTGTACCTAAATACGTTAACCCGGACAACGTAAGGATATATTAGATGGATCCAGTAACTGCAATGGCAACTGCTTCGGCAGCATTTGGTGCCATAAAAAAAGGATTTCAAGTAGGACGTGACATTGAACAGATGGCGTCAGACTTGGGTAGGTGGATGGGAGCACTGTCTGATATCGAACAGGCAGAAAAAGAAGCAAAAAATCCACCCATATTTAAAAAACTATTTGCTGGTAAGTCAGTTGAGCAAGAAGCATTTGAAGCTTTTGCAGCTAAATCAAAGGCACAAAAGCAAAGAGATGAACTTAAAACTTGGATACAATATACAATGGGTCAGTCCAAATGGGATGAACTCATTCGTATGGAAGCTACAATAAGAAAAGAAAGACAGGAAACACTATACCGTCAAAGGGAACGCAGACAAAAATTTATAGAAATAGTTGTTATATCTTTTGCTGGAATTATTGCTGTTGGTTTTTTAGGTAGTCTAATTTATTTAGGTTTACGTAATAGGGGTATGGTTTAGAATATTGTATACACAAAAAATTAATGATATAATAGGAACACATTATGGCACTAAAGAAATCTCAAAGGAGTTTGAAAGCTTGGACAAAACAAAAGTGGAGAACCAAGAGTGGTAAGCCATCAACTCAGGGTCCAAAAGCAACAGGAGAGCGTTACCTACCAGCTAAAGCGATCAAAGCGTTATCCCCAAAAGAGTATGCGAAAACTACGGCAGCTAAAAGAAAGGGATCTAAACAAGGAAAACAATTTGTTAAGCAGCCTAAGACTATCGCAAGCAAGGTAAGAAAATATAGGAAAAGCAAATAATGTCAAAAAGTAGCAAATATCCGGGCGTAACTCGTCTGCCATCAGGGGGAATTAAATATCGTGGTCAAACTTTCGCAGGGTTTAACAAACCTAAAAGATCTAATCGTCCAGAAAAAAAGGGAATGGTTCTCGCAAAGGACGGTGATACAATTAAACTTATTCATTTTGGAGCAAAGGGATATGGTCATAACTATTCTCCTACGGCTCGTAAGTCCTTTAAATCACGCCATGCAAGAAATATCAGTAAGGGCAAGCTTAGTGCTGCTTATTGGGCCGATAAAGTATTATGGGCTGGACCGGGCAAATCTAAAAAAAGTCCACCAAAAAGTCAGAAACATAAAAAGTATGGTAAAGAGAAATAAGTAATGTCAGTAGGTGCTCTTATTAAAGTTGGTGCTAAAGGTCTTTCAAAAGTAAGACGTGGGCTTTCCAAAAAACAACAGGCAAAAAAAGGTATGGGTACTGAAAGTAAGTACCGTGTTGAATCTGCTATTCGTTCTAAAAAAGCTAAAGGTGTAGCTAAACAAGTTCGTGCTGATGAACAAAAACTTAAAAGTTTGAAAGATGCTAAAAGACAAACTACAGATTCAAAAGACAAAGCAAAACTTTCAGAACAAATTTCTATTCTTACAAATAAAATTAATAATACTAAACAAAGATACAACATGAAAAGTAAAGGTGGATCCATGAAAAAATATGAAGAAGGTGGCAAGGTAAGTAAGCCTATGTCAAAGAAAGAAGCATTTGCTAAACACAAGAAGACTACTGGATCTTATCATAAACTAGATCCACTACATCCTATGAATGCTGAACGCACTGGTGCTCCAAAGAAAATGCCACGTGCTGTAGGTTTGGTTCGTAAAAAGTCTGGTGGTAAAGTTGGTAAGTGCAGCCATAACCGTATGTATTAATGGCTATCAGTCGTTCAAATATTGGGCAGCAAATTATCAAACCCGGAAAAAAGAAACCGGGCAAACGCAAAAAACCCAAAGTCAATCTTACAGAGTTGATGCGAAAACATCGACTTGGCAAAAAAATTGGCACAACAAATTTAGCCCGATTAAAAGCACGTGGTCTGGTTGCACGTACAAGCGGTAAATATAAGGGCAAGAAAAAAGATTTAGGAAATAGGGGTAAGTCATAATGGCTAGTTCAGGTACATATAACTTCTCAATGGATATTGACGAAGTAATCCAAGAAGCAATGGAAATGATTGGCGGTGAAGAAACACTAGGCCATGAACCTAAGTCTGCCAGACGTTCTATTAATCTTATTCTTCAAGACTGGCAAAACCGTGGTGTTATGCTTTGGTCTATTAATACTTCAACTGTGTCACTTACTACGAGCGTAACTTCATATGCTTTTGCAAGCGCAACTGTAGATGTCCTTGAAGCTGTACATAGCCGTGATGGTCAAGATATTCAACTTGAACGTATTTCAATGGAAGAATATATGAAGATACCTAACAAGGGTCAGACAGGACGCACAACACAATATGCTATTCGTAATGGTCGTGACTTTCCTACAATGCACCTTTGGCCTATCCCAGAAAATTCTACAGACACAATTAAAGTTGAAACCTTTACTTATCTTCAGGATGTTAATAAGTCTGCTGTACAAACGGCAGATATTTCTCGTAAGTTTCTTCCGTGCCTAACAGCAGGTCTTGCTTATAATATGGGCATGAAACGTCCGGGTGTTGACATGGCTCGTATTTCAATGCTTAAAGCTGAATATGAAGAGCGTATGGCACGTGCAATGGAACAGGACAGAGAACGAACAAACCTTTTGATTAAGCCAAGGATTATGGTATAATGGCAGGAAGAAAAAATGTTTTTGGAATTTGTGATGTATGCGGCTATCGGTATAAACTAAATCAACTTAAAAAAAATAGTTACGGCATGATGGTTTGCCCAACTGATTTTGATGGTCGGTATGATTTGAAAAACCATCCACAGAATAAATCACCACGTATTGACGAGCGTTATTATATTAAAGATGCAAGACCAGAATATAATGGTGATAGAAACGTGTTATGGCAAGATGCTAACACTGAGTGGGAAAACGAAACTGGATATTGGAATTTAGTATAATGGCAGATTTAACTGGAAAAACTATTGCAAATACTTATAAAGATTTGCTTCAAAGCGGAAGAGATGGTCAAGGTCTTCCAGCAGATACTCCTGTAGCTATTCAAGATGGTCAAGGAAATCCAACTGGTTTTTATCTTTCACTAAACCAAATTGACCTTACAGGTATTGTTAAAATTCAAGGAAAAACACTTACTGCAGATGTTTCTGTTCTTAATGCTGTATCAGATTTTACTGCAGTATCTGGTTTTGCTACAGGTAATGGTGCTGGAGAAATTGTAGGTAGAACATTTTCTGCTTCTACTGGTATTAGTATTTCTAACGCAGATGGTATTTCAGGTCCACCAATATTTAGCTTGGCGGCTACAAGCGTATCTGCAGGAACATATTCTGGTCAAACAACCTTATTTGATGTGGATGAAACTGGACGTATCACAGGAACAAACACAACAGATACAGTATCTGTAGGTAATGTTTTTGCAGTAAATATTGAAGGTACTACTGGTCAGTTTAGTGGTGATGTTTCTATTGGTGGATCATTAAACTTTACTGGTGCATTGGCAGTTGATTCTATTTCTGTAACTGGTGACATACATGGTAACAATGTCAATGTAAGTACAGTATTTGCTGACGGTCTTCAGGTTACTAATGCAGTATGTGCAACATCTTTCCATGGCTCTGGCGCAGCCTTAACGAGTATTGTGGCGGCTTCTGCTACTAACGCAAGCTATGCAGCATCTGCAGGTGAAGCAGCCGTTGCTGTAAGTGCTAACCATGCAACAAGTGCTAACACTGCTTTGTTTGCTAGTTCAGCTACAAATGCAACTAATGCAGTATCTGCAGTCTTTGCATCTAGTGCAACTAACGCTACCAATGCTGTGTCTGCAGTATTTGCAAACAGTGCAACAAATGCGACAAATGCAATTAATGTTGACTATGGTGGAGTAGTAGAAACAAGTTCTGCTAACCTTGGCACTGTGTCTGCTTCTGATATGTTTGTAAGTGGTCCTGTATCGGTAGGCGGTACAGTTGACGTATCTGGTGCGGTATCTATTGG